TCGATAAGCACTGTGAAGATTTTCATAAAATGCCCACGATTGAAGATTTAAAGTTTGAGATTCGGGACTCAGGTACTCGCGAGAAGCTATATGCTATCGAATCAGTAGAGGTGGATGCAGATCCGCACATGCTGTTAGAGTACCTGAAGAACGAATATACTCAAAAAGAAATTCTGGATTCGCTAGAAGATTATGTAGAGAACTCTGTTGCATTCGAGAATGCTCAGGAATCTGTAAATCATCTTCACCAAATCGTACTCGATGTCGAAGACAAGGTTGATTTGGAAGACCCGCAGGAAAGTATGCAACGTATTGAACTGTTCGAACCAGAAGAAGATTTAGCTAAGTACATGAAACTCGGACTCAATGAAGAGTATGATTACGAAATACAGTTCTCCCCCCGAGATCTTGTTATGGTTGGTGGTCGTCGAGGTGCTGGTAAATCTGTCATCTGTGCAAACATTGCTAATGCAGTGTATGCCAGTGGTAAGTCGGCTATGTATTTCACTATTGAAATGGATAGTCGTTCTATCTTACAAAGATGCTGTGCCATCGCTACTGAAGTTCCCTTTGCTCGTTTGCGTACTCAAAACTTGAGTATTACCGAGTGGGAGAAAGTAGCAACTTGGTGGGCAGCTCGTTATGTTGATGGGCAAGACCGCTTGAAGGATTATAATACACATCGTGACTTTAATAAGTTGCACACATCACTAAAGACACAGCATGAGCTTCTCCCGACTCAACAGCTGGACGTAGTGTATGACCCTGCACTTACTTTATCCAAGATTCGCGCAGAGCTTGACAAAAAAGTTAAGCCCTTGAATGTTGGTGTCATTATCGTAGACTATATTAATCAGGTAAAGCGGTCGAGTCTCCCTTCTCGTGGAGGGCAGTATGACTGGACAGAACAGATTGAAGTAAGTAAAGCACTGAAATCTATGGCACAAGAGTATGATTGTACAGTATTTTCACCTTATCAGACAGATGCAAGTGGTGAAGCTAGATTCGCTAAAGGTATTCTTGATGCGGCAGATGCTGCATATTCACTAGAAACCTGGGATCACGAAGATGCGTGTATTACGCTGAACTGTGTAAAGATGCGATCAGCCTCCATGAAGTCGTTTACCTCACAAGTAGACTGGGATAGCCTAAAAATTGGCCCTGAGTCTGCACTTACTCCTAAAGAGAAAGAAGATTCTTCGCACAAAACCGGCGAAGAAATTAATGATCTTTAAAAATATTTCTTGACATCTTACCTTCTTTTGCGTATAATATACGGATACTTTAAAGGGGAAAAGCATATGGCAATTACATTTGGCAGTTTACGACATACCACTTCTGGTAGGAAGCGTAAGCCTTTGCCCAAAGCAAAACAGTATACACCTGAATTCAAAGAGCTAGAGACAAGGACTTCTTATAGACGAGAGACTCCTTATTACCCTTCTGCAAAAGCAAAGAGTACTTATATTTCTGCTCCAGACAACTCTTACAAAATAGAAGAGTCTAAAAATTTTACGATTGCTCCTGCGTATAACAAAGGTGCATATCAAGTTATAAACAATACAGATATTAAGGACATTGGTCGGTGACAGTAGAAGAACTATTAACTTCTAGACAAGTATATTTTATACCTAAGGGCGGAGACTGCTTAGTTAGCTGTCTTAACCCTGAGCATCCTGATCGTAATCCTAGTATGCGTGTTGATCGTATAACAGGAATATTTCAGTGTTTCTCTTGTGGTTTTAAGGGAAACATTTTCACCTATTTCGGGGAGAAGGCAAACTACTTACAAGTAAGACGAGAACTACTCAAAAAGAATATTAGAGAAAAAAGGTCTGAAAGTGTCGGGTTGTCTTTCCCTCGAAATCTATCTAGTTATTCAGGTAACTGGAGAGATATTAAACCCGAAACGTATAAAAGATTTGAAGCGTTTCAACACCCTGACTCTGATTATATAGGAAGAATTAACTTTCCTATAAGAGATATATCAGGTCGTATCGTAGCCTTCAACGGTCGTCACACAACTGGAGGAACGCCTAAGTACATGATCTCGCCTGCGGGTGCGAAGATGCCTCTGTTCCCTATAGTAGATCCGATACAAGGTTCTGTTATATTAGTAGAAGGTATATTTGATATGATAAATCTTCATGACAAAGGCTTAACTAATGCTATGTGTTGTTTTGGTACAAAGAACATCAATGAAGATAAGCTAGGAATGCTTTCCATACAAGGTGTGGAAGAAGTAATAGTTTTCTTCGATGGAGACGATGCCGGACAAAACGCTGCAAAGATAGTAAAAGAAATGATTGAGCGAGTAGGCTTAACATCAAGAAACGTAGCGTTAAAGGGCACAGATCCTGGAGCGTTACCCATAAAATCAGTACAAACACTAAAGAGTAAATTATATGCCTAAAGTTGCATTAGTAGAAACTAAACCAAGTAGAACAAATTTTAAGAAAGAATTTGATGATGAGTTCGAGTTCGAGCAATTTCAGCTCTGCTCCGACCCAAATATTAAAAAAGTATTAAAGCGAGACTGCGACATTGATATGAATCCAGACGAATACGATTGGGTGATTCTTGTCGGCAGTGATGCGCTCAAATACTACACACCGATTAATTCGGTAACAGAATACTCTGGCAAGAAAGTAGAGGAAAAGTTCTTGCCTATAATTAACCCTGCCATGTTAGCGTTTAAGCCGGAAGCACAACGCACATGGGATGACTCCAAGCAAAGCATACTAGAGTATATAACTGGTGATAAACAAGACACAGTAATTACAGAGTATAACGCTTGGGGCATACAAGATACAGAGGAAGCAAATGATTTTATTCGCGCTGCTATTTCTGCCCCTTTGCCTTATGTTGCTCTTGACTCGGAAACAACCGGACTATATCCACGCGATGGGCACATGCTTGGTATTAGTCTTAGTTATGAGGCTGATCGTGGAGCTTATATAGATACAGAATGTTTCGACGAAGAGACAGAAGCATTGCTACAGCAGTTATTTAACGAAAAAACAGTAGTATTTCATAATGCTAAGTTCGATATGGCATTCTTTGAGTATCATTTCAACTTTAAGTTTCCAAAGTTTGAAGATACTATGTTACTGCACTATTTGATTGATGAGAATCCAGGTACTCACGGTCTGAAGCAGTTATCTATGAAGTATACAATCTACGGAGACTATGAGAAACCCATGTACGATTGGATAGACAACTATCGTAAACAGCATGGTATTCTTAAAGGTGATTTTAACTGGGGAGATATTCCCTTTGACATTATGAAGTTATATGCGGGCATGGACGCTGCGTGTACGTTTCTTCTTTACGAGAAATTTGTAAAGATTAAGCAGAACAAACGTTTAGCTAAGGTATACGATAACATATTAATTCCCGGATGTAGGTTTTTGACTGACATTCAAGACAATGGTGTACCTTTCGACAAACTGCGTTTAGTGAAATCTCAATCTCTCATGCAAGAGCAGATAGATGAAGCCGTAGCGGAGATGTATAAAGACCCTGCCATTCGTAAATTTGAAGAAATAAATGGAAAAGACTTTAATCCTAATTCTACTGTGCAACTTCGTAGTTTGTTGTTTGACTTCGTTGGCCTCAATCCAACTGGTAAAAAAACTGGCACTGGTGCACATAGCACAGACGCGGAAGTTCTTGGAGAACTTACAAAACAATCGCATATCCCAGAACTTATTCTCCAAATCAGACAGAAGTCCAAGATTAAAAATACTTATCTGGACAAGATCTTACCGCAGTTGGATCGCGATAGTAGATTGCGTACAGGTTTCAACCTCCATAGTACTACTAGCGGCAGGCTTAGCTCTTCTGGTAAACTCAATATGCAACAACTTCCTAGGGATAACCCTATTGTAAAAGGTTGTATTAAAGCAGCACCAGGACATAAGATTATTGCAATGGACTTGACAACTGCCGAAGTGTATGTTGCAGCAGTACTTGCAAAAGACAAAGCACTCATGGACGTATTTCGTTCTGGAGGTAACTTTCACTCTGCAATTGCACACAAAGTATTTAAACTACCTTGTGAAGTTGGAGAAGTAGCGGAACTATATAAGATGCAAAGACAGGCTGCTAAGGCTGTAACCTTTGGCATTATGTATGGAGCTGGTGCGAATAAGATTAGTGAGCAAGTCACAAAAGACTCAGGAACCTATTTCAGTAGACAAGAAGCACAAGAGGTTATTGACGATTACTTTAGAGAATTCCACAAGTTAAAAGAGTGGATTGAAGATAACCAAAAATACATCCAACAGAATGGATTTATTTACAGCTACTTCGGTAGAAAAAGGAGATTACCAAATGTCGCATCGACAGACAAAGGCATCCAGAGCCATAGCGTTAGGTCTGGTCTTAACTTTTTGGTGCAGTCTGCTGCTTCTGATATTAATTTATTAGGTGCTATAGATATGAATGCTTGGATTAAAGCTAACAATAAGAAGGCACGTATCTTCGCACTAGTACATGACTCGATTTTGGCTGAAGTGCCAGACGAGGAGGAAGAGGAGTACATGAAAAAACTCGCATCTTTCGTACAGATGGACAGAGGAGTCTCCATTCCGGGAGTCCCTGTAGGCTGTGACTTTGAGATTATCCACGAAGATTACTCTGGTGGTAAGTTCGAGAAGATGTATGGTGATAGGATTTAGACAAATACCTAGTATAACCTTTCCAGTTTTTTTGTTGCCTTCGGGAAACTGGGAAGAATACGATGGTTTACTATTTCTAGACAATAATGTGCTAGACGATAGAAACCAAACAGGCGAAACATTGGGCGCAAGACGGATGCAGACTCCTCATAGGAATCTGCATTTTCTTAAACATATGGTATCACACCCCAACGGGTTAATAAAACAAAGAACAAAGTATTTTATAGATAACAGT